ATAAGATACGTTTTCTCGTTTTACATTGCACACACGTAATGAGCTGAACAAATCTCATAACTCGGCCCTGTAAAAGCTGATGGGCGGGAGTAGCTTCCCGCCCATCAGCACTGCCATCGCAAGTTCGCGCTTGCAGGCAGCTTGGCACCCCATGACGGAAGCATGGAATGCGAACAAGAGTGTACGCGTCCGATAGCCTGCGAGCAAGCCGAAAGCCTGCCAACAGGCTATTGCCGTTTTTGCGGCATGCCATGAGTTGCCACGCTCCTGCTTTTTACGGAGTGGTCACATGGCAATTCGTACAGGCAAAATCGAGTTTGTAACGGCGGACGATTCCCCGGTAGTGCCGCTCGGCCAGCCGGTGGCGTTGGAGGCCGTGTTCCTCGGCAACGAGCAACGCGGCATCAGCGTGCGTCTGAAGGGGGCGGCGGGTTCGGCCAACATCGTGCCGGCGGAGACGCATCAAGGCGGCTTGGAAATCGGCGATCGCATCATCGTGCATGCTCAAATTTCGTATGTCGCCAGCACGCGCGGTGCGATGGGTTTGCAGGCCGCGCGGCTCGCTCTCCTGGTCGTGCGGGTGACGCCGGCTCAGGGCTTCGAGCGGACGACCGAGAACGGCCTGGCGAAACCGGGCACCCCGACCAAGTAAGAAGCGTGACCTCTCCGTGCCCCTGACCTCTGCTTGCATGTCGGGGGCCGGACAGGTCCTGACCCTTTTCAAAATCCATGTGAGGCAGTCATGGGTTACTACATCCGCAAAGAGAAACGCAAGCCGCGTGTGAAGTGCTGTGCAGCATGTCGCCGCGGCCTGCGTGGTCGGTGGTGGTGGGTTTTGACGTTTCTTCCAGAAGCCTGGATGAGCGTCGGCCCCGTCATCCGCCTGCACCCCGAGTGCTACAACGAGAAATTCATCAACGGTAAACGCGAGGGTTTCGAGTCAATCCAACACACAACCGAATACCGGTGCGACGCCGACAGGCAGCGGCTCGCATCGCTTCACAGCGATATGGAGGTTTTACGTGAGTGCTACCGCAACGGCGAAAGCCAGCGGGGTGCGGGAAGAATCACCGCAAACGTCATCCGGCAACGGCTGGAGCAGAAGCGAATGGAGAGCGTGGGCACGGGCGGAGTACCCGAAACCGCGTCTTGCGATCGGATGGTTGAGAATGCTGTTGTCGCGTGAAGCGAACAATTTCATCCGTCCGCTCCTGAACGAAATCGGGGGCGACTGGAAGGGCGTCAGCGGGGCCGATATGCATCGGCCAAGCGGGCGGCACTACTTCCGCGGCTTCACGCTCTACGAGGGCGAGGTCGGGGAGTCGGGCAATGAAAAGCTGCCCATCCTGGACATCAGCGACGACGGGTTGCGTGTCCTGGACGATCGCGACGGCAGCGTCGTCGACTTCGGCGGGGCCTTCACGGTTCGCCGGCTCCTGGAGCTCGGGGCGGAAGTCATTCGCCTGGACGTGTCGGCGGATTGGTTCGGTTACGAAATCGACCCATTCTTGAAGCTGCGGGAGAAGAGGGACTATTTGCCCTATCGCACCTCGCATCTGCGGGACAGCCGGCATCAGCAGAAGTGCGGGGGCGTCACGATCTACTTCGGCTCTCGCGAGTCTGGCGGTTCGTTCGTCCGCATGTACGAGAAAGGCGCAGAAACTGGCGAAGCCTTTCCGATCTTGCGGTGCGAGTTGCAGGCCATGCACGAGAAGGCCCACGAGATCGCGTTGCTTGTCTATGAGGGCAAGGTGCGTGCGGCTGATGGCCGGCTCGTCCAGCACGGCAAAGACCACGACGCCTTGCGTGAAATGTCAGCAGTGCTCCAGGGCTCGCTCGACTTTCGCGTTGGCTACGGGAAGGCTCGAGCCAGTGGGCACGCATCGCGTGTGTTGAAACAAGCTCCCGCCTGGCGTGAGCTCGTGGAGCTCCTGCCGCAGGCCGTGTCGTTCACGCCGGAGATCATGCGGGACCGCGATTTTGAAGCGTTCCTGGAGTGGGTTGAGCAATGTGCCCCTGCGTTGTGGGGCAAGCTCATCCTGGCATTTGGGGCGGAGGCCGCAACGGAGTGGATAGGGAATCTTGCAGCGAGTGAACGCGGGGTGCTATCCGGCGAACAGGTCGCCGCGGTAGAGCGCTTCGTGAATTCAAAGTCTCTCGGGTTGTGGCGTGAACGTATGCAGCTCGAAAAAGCAAAGGAAGGTGTACGTTGGCAGATTGGCAAGTCTTTAGTCATTGGTTCGGAAGAAAGCGCGGTTATTGTGCCCGCCGCGGCAAGCCTAAGTGGCGTTTGGTTACACCGGCTCTCGCCGCTGTCGCCAGCGGATTGGGCCAGCGTGTCCGGCTTGCATGTGTCCCCTGGCTCGTTGGGTTGCTGATGCTCCTGGGGAGCGTGCCCACGATCTGGGCCGCACCGCCGGAAGGATGGCCAGAGCAAATTAGCATAACGCCGCCAACGGCCTCGGGCCTGCCTGCGTCGGTTACGCTCAATTGGGACGAGGCGGAAAGTGGTAGCGCGGGTTTTCCGGTGTATTTCTACTTTACGGATTTAACACAACCGGCGCAGTATGTGTACTTTTACGGTGATTGGGGGTCATTCGTCTTTCGCGAGAATGACGGGGACTATCTGATGCTTATGAATCAGCAAGTGTTGAACAATGGCACGTTTACCGGCCTTGGTGACTTCGGGTCTGAATGGGTCGTCGTGGAGCAAATCGGGTTGAATTGGGGTGTGGAGGGTTTTCGGTTGCCCCAGCCGGTGGGGGCGATACCGGAACCGGCGACGCTCTCAGTGCTGGGGCTGTCATTGCCATTGTTGCTGAGGTGTTCAACGGGTTCCTCAACCAAGCGTCGATATGGGTTCTCGGCCTCTTCGGCCTCATCTTCGGCATTGGGTTATTGAAACGTTTGTTACGACGTGGAGCGCGTTGATCATGGACTACACAGGGTTGATCTGGAATGTAACTCCCTACCGTTGGGCGAATGCCTTCTTGTACGGTTTGACGATCGCTCTGTTCCTCGACTTTGCGTTTCTGTCACTTTACGCCGGTGTCCGGGTCCTGCGTAAACTCACGAAACCACCCGGTTAATGGAGGTACGCAATGCGTATCGTTTCCTTCCTGAAGCGGCAGGCTCGCCGCGTTGTTCTGGGTGCCGCAGTCATCGGCACGCTCGGCCTCGGGGCCGGCCAGTCGTTCGGCGAATACACCGCTCCCACGGTTGAACCGCTGCTCACCGCTACGCAGTTCGTCACCGAGACGAAGGCGGCGATCAACCCCTTCATGAATCAGGCGATCATTTGGGGCCTGGGCGTCTTCGCCGTGCTGTTCGGCATCACCCTGCTCATGCGGTTGACCAAACGCGGCGGTCGTTGAGCCTCCGGGCTTGGGCTTGGGGCCGCACGTCGTCAGGCATGGCGTGCGGCCCTTGCCGTTTGATATGGAAGTTCGGCCATATGAATCGATCGCTAAACAACCTGGCCGCCGCGGGCCGCGGCGTTGGTGAGAGTCCCACGCCGGCACGGGGCCGGCGGAGCGCAGGGGCGAGCGGAAGCGCCGCCGCGATCGGGGCGAGCGGAGCGGAGATCCGTCTCACGAAGCGACTTGAGGTTGAGCAGGTCAAGCGGAGCCGCACGCTCCCGCGACCGAGCGCAGCGAGGAAATCGCGGAAACCGGTGAGCATTGACCGTCGCGAGACCGAAGAGAGGGCAGGGAGACAGGCGAGCCGAAGCGAAGACACGAGAGCGCAGAGCGTGAGCGAGTCCCCCGAAGTGGAGCAAGGCCCTGGTCGCCGTGGCGTGATTACGTGTCGCCGCGGCCCGCGGCGGCAAGGGGTAATTCGGACGACTCACAGGTCGATCGCGACTCCAAACGTTGCACCACGTGCACGCAATGAAGCCGTTCGGAGCGAAAAACAGGCTCAAAGCCGGAAACTCTCGAAGATGAGGCCGAAGGCGGGGGGGGAGGGGGGGTTAGGGCGGAGCCCTGCGACGTGCGGCACACACGGCCCACGGTTCGAGCGTTCGGGGGGCAACAGCACGTCGGGCGGGGGCGTAGGGGGCGGCAAGCCCCCACGTTGTTGGGGTATGGGGGCCCCCAACAACGTTTCCGCGGTTTGCCCTCGTTTGGAGAAAAGGTCGTGAGCTATGCTGAATTTCTCGAAGCGTTCTTCATGGGGTTCGGGATTTACTTTTATTACAACAGCATTCGCCCTATTTTTCTGGCTCTCATCCGCGGCTAGTGCCGCGGAAACTGCGGATTGGTCCGGCGTCGAGCTGCACATCACATCGCGTGCACCGTCCACGCTCCACAATCCGCCGCGGGTTGATGGCAGCGGTTCCTGGTATTGGACCTATGCTCTCACCGTCAACACGAGCAGCACCGTGGACGATTACGCCTCACCGATTCGCCTGGCGTACGATTCGCCTGGCGTGTACAGCGGTCGGCTCTGGCAGCGTCGAGCTGCTCCCACGTCGACCGAGTGGCGAATGGTCAGCGTGAAGCTGACCCGCTACGCCGGCACTGGTCCGGTTTACAAGCTGGAGTTCGGTGAGGCCGTGTCGGGCACGGTCTACCTGTGGAAGGACCGCATCAACGGTGCCTCGGACATCACCACGACGACGACACCCAACACGCTTACGCCTGGACTCCGCACACCGGAAGTGATTGCCTTCATGGGGGCCGTCGCGAATATCCAGGTGGAGGGATGGCCCGCGACCCAGGGGACGGGCACGACGCAGCCGGCCACGCAGCCGCAGAGCGCGACGCAGCCGGCCCAAACGGCGACGACGCAAGCGTTCGCCGCGGCGATTACCGATGTAGTCATGAACGAGACGCCGCCAGGCATGGGCTTGTTTCGCGATTACTGGTTGGAGATCAAGAACACGGCGGAGAAGCCGCTGAGCAAAGAAGGGTACGTGAACACGTTCCAATGGCTCTTTGCGGGCCATGATGTGGCCGTTCCCACCACGCAACAAGCGGGCGGCGGCCTGGTCACCGAGGACTTGCTCAACGATATGCGGCGTGCCCTGCTCGAGGGCCTGTGGGACTTCCGCGTTTACTGGACGACGTTGCCCAATGAATCGCTTTCGTTCCATGCAATGGCGGGCATCGTGTTCGTTGCCCTCTGCCTCTGGAAGTCATTTTGGATTGTGTACGACGGCCTCTTTGGCGGGAACGGTGGACAATGATGAATTGGCTTTTTGAACAACTCGCCTGGCTCGTTGGCGAAGTCATGGCGGCGGTGCAGTGGATCTTCTGGCTCGCCCTGGAGCCGATGCTGTGGTTGGTTCTCCAGGGGGCTCTCATCTTCCTGGAGGTGATCCGTGCCATCGTCGGCCCCATCCTGGACGACCTCATCACGCGGGCCGGCCTGCCTGCCACCCTGGCGGGCTTCTCGTCCATCCTGGGGAGCGTGCGGCACTTCGTAGAACTCTTCATGCCCTGGTCATACTTCGTGACGGGGTTGTCGATCGTGTTGATCGCACTGTTCGCCGTGTTGATGTGGAAGCTTTTGTGGTGGGCGATCGAGTTCGTGAAGAAAGCGATTGACTGGATCATCTGGATTGCAAATTTGATCGCGAAACTCGTCATGCTGCTTGCCTGATTTCTGGACGACTCACAGGTCGATCGCGACTCCAAACGTTGCACCACGGGCTTCTAATGAAGCCGTTGAGAGGTAAAAATGAGTGAAAACGACCAAACGCGGGAAACCGCCAGCGCCGGCAACTCCGCCGCCATGTCTGTTTCGGAGCGCCTGGGCGGGCACACCGACGAGGGCGTCCTTATGGCGTTGGTGGGGGGCTTCGGTTCGGGGAAGACCTTGCGGGCGATGGAGTTCGTTTACCGCGACTACTGCGACGGCTACCGCTACCTCGTGACCAACGTCGCTCTCAACCTGGAGGCCGTGAAGGCCCTCATGCCCGAGCTCGACGTGCACGAGGTCGCGAACAGTGAGATTGCCTGCTACTGGTTGCACCACCCGCGTAATGCGATCGTCGTCCTGGACGAATGTGCGACGGTGTGGGAACCGTACGCCTGGCAAAAGGTGTTGAAGGCCAACGACGGTTTCCGCGACACACAGCAGCAGATTCGTAAGGCCAACGATCGCATCTATCTCATTGCTCAGAACTGGAACGACATCATCAACATCGTTCGCAAGAAAGTGAACTGGGTTGAGAACTGCTACCGCGCCAAGCTGCCGTTCCTGTTGTTCTTCATCCGCACGCACTGGCGTTATGACAACGACAAGCCCACGCACAAGTGGGCGTGGCCGCGAATCGTTCCTTTCGCCGGCGTGGCGAAGTATGCCAAGCTGTACGACACGAAGGCGGCGGTTGGCAAGGGGGCGGACCGGCCGGCCGCACCGATGGCCGAACCGATGGGTCGTTCGTTGCCACGGCCGCGGCTGTGGTGGTTCATCGTCGGCGGCGTGGTGTTCCTCATCCTGGGCGGCAAGCTCGGGTGGTGGAAGCCGCCCCAGGGGAAGACGCCGCCACGATCGCCGGCGCCTGCGATCGCAGAAAACCAGAATCCGAACAGGTCGGCAACAAGAGGGCCTGTCGCGAAATTTAACGTTGAGAGGCGTCGTTATGAAACTTCAATGGGCACAGTCCTGGCACTGGAAGATGAGCGGGTTGTTGTTGGTCTTGACGATGGCCGGCTGCACTACGCAGAACGCGATTGGGCCGCAGAGTACAGCGTCATTCGGTCCCAAGCTGCGGCTCAACGGAACGCTCAGCCTGGCGGAGCTGCGGGGGAAGCTGGCGGAGCATTCGATCGAAATGAACATAACCGGCGACCCAACGTTGTCGGTATTCGCCCGTGGTGAGTTCTTCGTTTCGCAACTGCCGCGGCTGATCGAACATCAAACCGGCTACCTGGTACTGACCGCGAACGGCACGCGGTGGGAAGTCGTGGACATGGGCGACTCGCAGATTCGCCGCACGCGGGCCGTGGATGCCGGCGGCTGGCAAGTGATGAACCGTCAGGCCGCGAGTGCCGAATCGTTGATCGACGCCGCGGCGGCCTCGCAAAACTCGTACGTCCTGGAGATTTGGATTGTACGGGCGGGGGGCCGCTTCGATGTGCCGATCGGCGGCGAGCTCCAGGGCGGGGCGTTGATCGCGAAACTCCAGGCAACGGAGAATGAGCCGTTTGAATACCGCGACGGCCAAACTCGCTTCATTCAGCAATTCACCCAGGTGCAGGACACGCCGGCATTCCAGAGCGGGCAGAGCGAGCGGCGGAGCGGGTTGATCATTAAGGGGAAGGTGCGGGAGATACCTGGACGCCTGGAGCTCCGCGGCACTGTGGAGCTCAGCACGGACGAGAGCGAGCAGAAGAAGACCGAGAAATTTTCAACGATCGCGATTGCTCCCAAGCTCGGGGAGTGGGTGCTCATTTCGGCACTGACGCAAGCCGATGCTGAGGCACGATTGAAGCCGTTCAAGATGAGTGCGGGGGCGGGCGTTTACGAGTTGCGATTGCGTGTTGTACCTGGGGTCCAGTGGGTGCGTGAGAATCGCTAGAAGTCTCGTATGGAATTTCTTCCATATGTTGTTGTGAATCTTGGGCGGGTTCGAGTGCGGTTCAAGTTCGGGTTCGAGTCGGTCGATCTTACCACGCCGCGGGCGAGGATCCTACTGGAAGCCGAGCCCCGCGGCGTGGCGAGTTACCCCCTGTGGTAACACGGGGTGAAACTCGCCACGAAGTGGCCCAAAAATCTGCCCCAAGAGCCGGAGCAACTAGCCATGCGACAACGACTTAGGAGTTATGACCACCGCACGAAGTATGCGAGAATGCACGATCGGGGCGGAATGATCGCCGATTCCTACCTCGGCCTGCGAATTCCGCGTGAACTGGAGGAGCGTTTACGGGCTTCCGCCGCTGCCCGTGGCATCCACGTGGCGCAGCTCGTTCGCAAAATTTTGTGGAACGTGCTTGACAGCGCCCCAACATCTGGTAGGCTCCCCCACTAACAGGGCCGATAAGATACGTTTTCTCGTTTTACATTGCACACACGTAATGAGCTGAACAAATCTCATAACTCGGCCCTGTAAAAGCTGATGGG